TTACCTGTCACGGTTGCGTCTTTGGACACTGTCAGGTTACTGGATGTTGTAATGTTTCCACCCGTCGCCAAATTTCCTGTTATGGTTGCTTCTTTTGCCACCGTTAAATTGTAATCAGTCGATATATTGGCCGTGGTTGCCAAGTTTCCGGTGATAGCCGCATCTTTTGCTATCGTTAAATTGTAATCTCCTGTGATGTTGCCGGTTGTTTCTAAATTTCCGGTAATGGTCGCATCTTTCGCTACGGTTAAGTTATACGATGTTGTTATATTACCGTGGCTGAGCAAATTTCCTGTGACGGTCGAGTCTTTGTTCACCGTTAAGTTACCGAGCACGATGTGACCCATGCATGCCAAGTTTCCTGTAACGGTCGCGTTCCCCGAAATACGCGCGTCTTTTGCCACGGTTAAATTGCTCGACGTGGTGATATTTCCGGTCGTCGCAAGATTTCCCGATATATCCGTTTCTCGGGTAACGGTGAGATTATTTGAAACCGTGAGATTCCCGGTCGTGATTAGGTTTCCATATATGTTCGCATCTTTGTGAAGCGTGGTATTATACGATGTCGTTAAATTACCAGAAATGACGGTATTACCGAATATATCAACATCCTTATTTGCGATGAGATTACTCGTCGTGACAGTGTTACCAGCTATATTCGCATCTTTACCAACCGTAAGATATTCGGTGGTAATTAAGTTACCACCAATTGTTAGATTTGATCCAATTTCTATTTCATCCGATACATTTAGAGTATTCGATGTGATTTTGTTTGTGATTATATTACCAGAAATCTCTGCGTTCCCCGACACAGTGAGATTACTAGAAGTCACGATATTTCCCGTGATAACGGCACCCCCGGCCACGGTTAAATTATTTGATGTTGTAATATTTCCGGTGACAACCGTATTACCTGTAATGGATACCTCTCTACCCACACTCACGTTTCCGAGTATATCCAAATTACTCGTAACGTCACCGGCTAGACTTAAATTTGATGAGATACTTACATTACCAATGACATCTAGTTCCCCGCTTATGAATGTATTACCCGTAACACCCAAGACATTCGAACCACTATCATCCACATATAAATTTGATCCTACATCGAGGGTATGTGTGGGTACGGACTTTAAAATACCAACTCTACTTTGATCATAAACAACAAACGTGTTTGTCTTATTTTCATTCATTAAAGAGAAAATTGTATCGGTATAGACAAATTTGAAATTTGAAAATGTAAAACCAAATCCTGTAGGTATAATTGTAATCACATCTCCCTTCATTAACTGTCTGGTAATTGAAACTGGCCCCATATTATCGTCATTCAGTAACAAGATTCGTGTTCCGTTTAATTTGACTTCGTATGTATTACCATACCCGGCATTACCGGACGTAACGGTTACTGTAAATATTCCCTTTGCGGGCGCTGTAATGGAGGCTGTATTGTCTGCGTAGTTTATCGTGTTCGTGATACCGTCAGTTTGCATCATTTTCCATTCATTCACCGAGAAATCACCATATACTCGCATGGACATTCCATTTGATGAATTATTACTGAACGCGATAACATTAGATTGTGCGGCGGTATCCGAATAACCAAACGATAACACATTACTACGTTCATCAAATACCATGGCGACGTTACTCGCCGCACCGGGTCGAGTGAGCGAAAGGCCTAAATCATTCACACCCAGTGTATTATCTGAACCTATTTCCAATATACTATCTTTGATTTTTAGGGTGTGCGCATCTATTGTCGTGTTACCTGTGACTGTCAGGTCCCCTCCGATAGAAACATTACCGGATCGTGTAACATAAAAGTTATCCCCGACATCTAATAAGTGAATTGGATTTGTATTTCCTACACCCACATTGGACGTTGTAACCAGACCCGTCACGTTATTTACTAATTTCATGGGATAGATCGAAACATTGGATGATACTAATACTTCATCCAGACCCGAAATAGAACCCGGACCAATATCCACGATTTCCTTCGTAGAATAGTTATATACAATTGTATTTGAACTTGTTCGCTGTCCTAAATCATACCGTAGTGGTGCTACGTAAAAGGAGTTTGCAGTAACCATGGGAAACATCTCTCCCGTCGCATTGAGTACGACGGTGTTTTCCGGCTGGTGATCTGCTGTCCATTTACCTAACCTGACCCTTTCTGAGCGGTCGATGGTATTGAGATTCTTCACCATTTAATATATGAACGTATTTTAATTTGCGTAAAGGATCCCTGCCATGCCGTTATTTATTCGTAAAATATTGTAATTTACGGCAAAAATATCATCATCTATATCTAAATTCTCGCTCCATAATTTGACTGAATTTAATCTACTAAAATTAAGTGTTCCTGTGGGTTGTAAGCTATTCGTTTTTAAACAGAATGGGTATAAGAAAAAGTCTGGAGTTGTGACATTTTCTGTGTGATAATACGCACTCACGTCAATGTAGTGTGGTTTCGCATATTTCATGACCCCTATATCGGTTCCATTTACACTCAGCTTTATTTTGTTACTTGGTGATGTAAGAGCCGAGGATAAAGTTGTATTTGTAGACGCAATATATTTGACTGGATGATTAAAATATAATTCCTGAATTTTCTCTCCAGATGCTATGTTTTGTTGTACTTGTTGAATTAAGATATTCTGGGGTTCAGATGCGAGTTTTACTCTTTCTTCCTCTTCGAGATAGTAAAAATTCGCATGACATTCCCATTCATAATCGGCCGCACTGGCTCCCCATTCCACGACAATTTCAACTTCATGATAGGATAAAGCACAAAGGGGTATCGCAGATTGTGGATTCTCACAATTGAAGAACCTGAACGGATAAAAATACGAACGGGTACTTCTACCGCCATGGGCTCCATTCGCACTTCGTGTCGTATTTGTGGCCATTGTATCTATGGCAATTTTTTCACAGAAGTCGGAACTTTGTTTGTCGATGACGTGCCCTCCGATTAAGAGGCTGGCACTTTTAATTAAAGATGTCCAATCCGGCGAATCCTTAGCTTCGCCGTTTTGTGAGATACATAAATATACATATCCCAATAAATCACCCGTTTTATCGAAACGGATTTTGGATGAAGATCCACTATTCACTGCCCCCTGTATGGTTTGTTCTTCGAGCGACTGTGAAAAGTTTGAATGTCTCTTGTAAGAAGATACGAAATACGAGACTTCTGGGTTGCCTGTGATTTGTTCGTTTTGCGAACCCACAGCGGTCAATTGTACAATTCCAGAAGACATGTTATAATAACTAAAGTTTATTTTTTGACTAGAAGGGTTTCATATTTCTTTTCATACACGTAAATCTCATAACAAATACAGCATCCTGGACACTCGCCGGTGTACCATTTTGTTTATCGAGATCAAAAGTTAAGCGATCGAGCTTGAGAATAGGTGTAATAAATTGTTGTTCGATGTCGTAATCATCTCGGAAAAAAACAGCCTTTTGACCATTGGAAGCACCGTGTAATTGATGCTGACACATGATAGTACCGAACACGCTTTCTATATTGGAACTCGCCACCGCGAGGTCCGCCTTTGCCGTTTGGGTGAATGTGTTTCTGAGCTCATTTATCGTGATGTGGATACATCGTTGGGCATCACCATTCGTATTGAGGGAGGCCGCCATTAATTTAGCTTCTACCACATTTTCGAGGGGTTTGGGTAAGAATGCTACAAAGTCGGTGTTCGTGGCATGGCTTAAATTATCCACAACCACCGTATGAGTTTCATATTCCGTATCGGGCAGTGTCATTGTCCTGTTATTATTATACACTTAGATTAAAAGCCCGCCGATTCCATCCACGATTTCATATTTGGAACTATCCTCGACTGACTTTTGGTCACCACACACACCACCTGGTGTCAAGGTCTCTCTGTTACCTCCTCGTCGGGTGTAGTATGCTGATTTTTTACCGGGACCGGGAATGCATGCAATATCATCTTCGAGGGCATTTATCGTTTTGTCACCGACCGGCTTAACGACGATCGGTCTCGGCGAATAAGAATCTCTTTTTCGATTTGTAATATATAAGACTATCATCAATGATACTAATCCAACAATGACCGCAATTCTAACTCGCTCTGGGGTATCCATATATAATGACTCGATATTATATTTTATTATAAAGTGCGTTAAAGATAATTTAATACTTTCAAGTTAAAGAGTAGATGGACGAAGAGATAACACTCGATCGTGGAAATGCTACTGTAATGAAATTGGATGATGATGAACAGGCCATCATGGATGAGATTCAGATTTCGGCTCCGAGAATTCAAAAACCCAAGAGACCACAAAATTTCAGACAACCGGGGAATGTCCCTTCCTCGGCTCACCAGGAAGCGCTCGACGCTTTTGCCAATCCAAATAAACAAACCGAAATGCCACGAGCACAAGAAGAGGAGATCGATTATGGTGAAGATCCTATATTCATGGGAGACGATGACGCATACGGAGGAGGGGGAGGGGGTGGTGACTACGGTGGCCAGGAACAAGAAGAGCGTCCATCTCCGAATTTTGCGACCGTAGATGACGAGAAGGCCGATCTCATGAACAAGATTGCTAGATTAGAGAAAAAGGGATTTTCGGTAAATAAACGTCTCACGGCGTATTCGCCCGTAGATGAACTCCGCGCCGAGGTGAAGCGGGTAATGTATTCTATTGAGGTGGATCAATCGGTTCGCTTTTCCAAGCGTATGTTGATTGCGTGTGTCACGGGTCTCGAATTCCTTAACAAACGATACAATCCGTTCGATCTTCAACTCGAAGGTTGGAGCGAATCAGTGATGGAAAACCAGGACGATTATGATACCGTTTTCGAGGAATTGTACGTTAAGTATCGAACGAAGATGCACGTCGCTCCGGAAGTCAAGCTGATACTCATGCTTGGTGGATCCGCCATGATGTTCCACTTGACTTCTACAATGATGAAATCCTTACCAAATATGGGCGATGTTTTGAAACAAAATCCAGAGATGATGAAAAACATGATGCAAGCGGCACAGAATATGGGGAAGGCGCAAACATCGGCGCCGCCGGCTACACAAAGCCCGGAGATTAACGATACCTCGTCGGGTGGTCAATACGAAATGCAGGGACCGGGCATCGATCTCGGAAGCCTGATGGGTGGTATGGTTGGTCCGCCGTTACCGGTTAATACCAGTCCCATGGAAGCCGCGAATGAGACCACCACCACGACGACCAAGATTCCTGTCGCGGAAGATGATATCTCCGATATCGTCTCCATCTCAGGAGAATCGACGGGCGGTGAAGTCAAGGAAGTTGCTGTTTCGGCACCGACCAAGAAGCGAGTTCGAAGAAAAAAGAAAACCGAAATTAATCTCTAAACCTAAAGTATGATAGGGTACGCTTTCATTGAGGAAGAGGAACCATCGACACCAGAACAAGTCGAACAAGTGTCTAAACCTGTCAACCAATCTGACCCAAAAGGTTTAGAAGATACTGAATGTAATCATTTGGTACTATTCTTTATTTTAGGCGTTGCGTTGTTAGCTGCAACAGATAGGTTGCACTAAGCACTACTTAAAATAAGATGTTAATTTCACTTTTTAGGAAGTTGCGATAATTTAAACAATCTGTATGCCAAATTTATTGGACATAAACCGTTTGACACCTACAATATTTGGAAAACTCCAGAGATACCAACGTGACCAAAAACCGGCCCCGTTGATACCGCTCATTTTCCAATCCTCTGTATCACTCCTATTGACGTTTAACATTAGGTTCTGAATTCTATTGGGATCACTCTCCTCTATGGTGCGTTTGGGTATTTGACCACCGTGACGAGATACGTAAGATCTCATTCGAGAAGGTGTTTTGTGTTTTGTGTAGTCTGAATAACCTTTCGCACCAAAATCAACAGTTTTACCGTCTTCTAAGATCGCCCTGAATTTCTTTTTAGAATTGGGGCTGCGAACAATCCTGACGCGCATACTTATATTTTGTAAAGATAATTTAATTCGCAAATAAAACTCCCGCCATACCCTTATCTATGCGTAATATATTATAATTTACGGCATAAATTATTAGTTCTTCCGTCTCCGCGCGCTCATAACCCTTTTTCACGTTCCTCAATATGATTTTTGCGTTATCGAGCCGACTGAAATTGCATGTCCCTGTTGGTTTATAACTGGACGCGTCTAGACAGAAGTGGTAGGCGAAATACCTGGTGTAAAATGGACAATCTTTATCTTCGTCATATTGGATAATTCCAAATTTTGTATGATTATAATTCTGAACGATATGGAAATATAACGGACTCATATTCTCTAACAGCGGAGTTCCGTTTATTTGAATATCGGCGGATTTAAATGATAAAAAGTCCTTTTCAACGACGGCCTGTTTTGTCGTAAAACCGAAAAACAACGATTTTACGGGATGATTGAACTGTGAGATATCGATGTCATTATATCCATTTGTTGGAGATGTGTATGCCGTAGAGGTTGCTTGTGCCGCATTATATAATGCTAACTTGGTATCAACTATTGCTTGTTGTGCATTTATTGCCGTGTTATTTGGTGGGTCAGCGGTTTGTAACGCTTGCAATAGTGTATTGGCCTCGTTGTATTCGTTTTGTGCTTCTGTCGCCTTTTCCTCGTAATATTCAGTATCATCACAATCGAGTGTCTTTTTAATTTGTTGACACTGGGTGATAATAATGTCCATTTTCTTGTTCGTGAAACGTTTTCTTTCCTCGGCGTCGAGATAAATATAGTTGCCGTAGCACCTGATATTTTGAGCACTTGCTCCCGGTGCAAAGTCTATTTTGATCTCAACTTGGTGAAATTGTAATGCCACGAGGGGAATGAATGATTGATTATCACCGAAAAAGTAATGAAGCGATAAAAAGTTAGGATTTGTTGTCGAACATTTATTGTTAATTTCCTGTGATTTCGTGTATGTATCTGCGAGGTAGTTTTGCCATATGTCACTACTATAGTCAAAATCATATGAATCAACCTTCTGGCCTCCTATGTAAAGGGAAAACTTAGCCCCGAAGAACGAATTCAATAGATCCACCCCCTCGAACCACACTGCGTTTAACAAATCTCCATAAACTGGTATTATAATAGAAACGTCTTCAGTAGATATCTCTTTTATAAGCTTTGGGGCTTGTGAAAAATTGGTATGTCGTTGATATTTTAAGTTAAAAAAACTCATACCTTCTGAAGTTGTTAAATACACATCTTGTGCACCTTTGCTTACTAACTCAACCAGAGCACCGGACATCGGTATATATTTATAATGCACATTATAAAAACAGACACTTTCCCTGAGTGAATGTGGAGGACGTTTCCGCATCATTGGGTTTATTTAGATTTGTGGGCAAATTGAACCCTCCCTGTCTATACACTTTTAATCGTTTGAAGTACATGGCACTTAGAATCGACCAAGTATCATGAATATCATAAATATGGGGATTGTTTTTCTTCCCTGCTGTCTCTCTCATTATTCTACCTATACTTTGTGTAATATCAGATTTTGGTGTTGCCAATATGACTGTATCGAGTGTTGGTATATCTAAACCTTCATGTGCTTGACTGAATGTGGCGAATATAATCTTCTTTTTGCTGGATTCCTGGAGGTCCTTTTCCTTCATGCCTCCCATGTAAAGTCCCGAATTCTTAGGAAAGCACTGATGTAACATCTGACAATGGAGTCGTCTCTCACTGAGAACCAGCAACTGTCTCGTACCGGATGACGCCTTTTTAATGAGTTCAACTAACATGACGTTCCTTTCTCGGTCTTCGGTTAGGTTTGTTACCATCGTGGGGAGGGACAATTTACCAAAGCGGGTACACGGTGGAGGATTTTCATAATACGGCGATTTATATATGATCGGGAATACATCCACTTGATCTTGATTTTTCCTCTCTATGGAAACGATAGTCGGACCCATGAACCAATTCAAAACCTTCGTGAGACCATCCTTTCGATTTGGGGTGGCAGAAAGTCCGAAAATGTGTTTGGGACACAGTTTGAATAACGATTGCGAAAAGGTTCTGGCACATATATGATGAGCTTCATCTACTATCAATGTACCGATACTCTCAAAGTCTTTAAAACTATATTCTCTTTGTGTCAGGGATTGTAACATAGCGATGACGAAATCGTATCCTTCTACTTGTATCTTATCTTGTTGTACTATGCCCACCGATGAACCCGGACAAAATTGATGTATTCTTTCTCTCCACTGATCCGCCAGAAACTGCTTATGAACTATGATCATTGTTCTGTATCCCAATTTACTCGCAATAGCTAACGAAACGGTGGTCTTGCCATACCCACAGGGAAGGGAGATGATACCTGAGCCTCTTTCAACAGCCCTATTACAGCTCTCAACCTGATGGGTTTCATTTCGAAGTTTTCCGCTAAAAACGATAGAAGCCCTGGCCGGTTTCGGTCGTCTGTCTTCTTCTGGAGCTCCCAGTTTATCAGTTCCGTAGAATCTGGGAACGCACACTCCATTCTTAGCTGGTTTAAAAACTTTAAAAGGTGGCGGGGGGAATCCGTATTCATTGTTACACAAAGGTCTTACTGTTAATTCCCTTTTTATTTCCTGGAGTCGATCGCCGGTGATATAACCTGTGCGTGTTAAAACCCCCATCGCGTTATTAGTTTAAAGAATAAAAACTTTATGTATAATATAACATAACATGCCGATTCTCAACGTCGAGGAGAACATTAAGAAGATGACCGAAGCCATTCATAGCATGACACAGGAGGTTCTCCGATTGGAAGGTGCCTTGCGAGTTTTCCAAGGATTTAAGCAAGGTGGTCTCGAGGAAGTCGAAATTCCGAATGTTCCGGAAGGTGCTACTCCGGTGAATGACGACGGTGTCCCGCCGACCATTCCCGAAGAATCGGAGGAAGAAGTTACTGAAACGAATTAATTGAATCCGCCACCCAAGAATATCCCGAATGATTTCCAACATTCCACACCCCCTTAAATGATATATCAACTTCTATTTCATCATTCGTTACAAGAGATTGTACAGGTTTTGAACCTATAACCTTACACATGACCCTCCTATAACGAAATGGTATCTTTATGGTTAAAATCTTCCCATCTAGGGGATTGTCTACGATAGAATTATTCAATCTATGGATATTTTTGTCATGCATACGTTGAATAATTTCGGACGTGGTTCTAGACAATAGAATTCTCATGTACTTTTTGTCGTTATGTTCATACATCGGTTGATGAACGTGACACAAGAACTTCATTGTTTTCTATTCTTACGTATTCCGTAAGCTATAAGTATTATTAATGTGAAAAGTAAGACATGTGACATTTTTAACGGTCTGAGCGCTTTGCGCGTCCCAAACGTTTGGTGACAAAATGTTCTTCCCACTTCGGTTCCACCTTCTATACTAGAGTACGGAGTATCTCTCGGAGACATTAATCCACACAGCGCAACCTTTTTACATTTCCCAAAATATGGAACTTGTCCATGAACGCTCAAAACACCCGACGATTGATTGATTCTCCACTTTTCACCAGTCCATGTGGATCCCCAACTGAATCGCATATTTTTAGGTTTAGGGACGCCAACCTTTTTGAGTTGCTTCCATACTTCCTTTAAAAATGTATCCGGGTCTGTTTTTAATATTTCCTCGGTGAGCGTTACCATTGTACAAGATATAGTTTTACCGTCGGATAACACTACCGGGTAAAGTTTCCACGGAGTATGCATCGAGATATATAAATCGTCTTCTATCTTTATGGGTTGATCGTAATCCAGTAACACATTTATGGCACCATACGCACTTTCGCTAATTTGTTTTACTGCCGTAGCTCCCCAATTATCTCCTATTAATTTGACAGCGGGTTCGTGATCTATACACATGACCAACATACCATCAGATATTTCCGTACCGTCACTAAACGCCCCTATGTATGAATCGTCACCATATTCAACTGTTTCGAGTGTTTTGTTAAATTCAAATTTCGCACCCTTTTCTATTAATGCTTTTTTCATAGCTTGACCCATAACTAAACCAGATACACGTTGTGTGTATTGTTTGGAAAGACTCACATGATCAAAACTACCCATGAGGCCAAAAACCGACATCGTATCCCATCCAACGCCATCAATTTGATGTGTCATCGCACGAAGAACCCTCTTTCCAGATTTGGACATGCGATTTTTTGTGGCGTCCTCGAGAGATATCTTCTTATATCTATCCGGATTGATCATGGCCTTGAGATAGAGATCTCCGAGAATCACGTAATCTTTCAAACGCATATTCTGTAGGATAAATGAATAATCGTAATAATTTCGAACGAATAACGTGTCCCAATTTATACCCATCTCCTTGAGAGAGCTTTTAAAATTAACATACGATCCAAATGCTAATTTATGAGAATGCAAATCCCTGTACTCCGTACTCGGTTCCCACCACGAACCACCCGCATCTACCTTCTTGTCATAAATTACCACTTCGTGTTTTGTAAAGTTGAGAAGTTCCCACGCAACCGACATACCGGACGGACCGGATCCTATCACGTGAATTCTCATTCTAATGTATAGTTATATTTTTTTTAGATGAACCCCGTCTTCTTGCGCTCTTCTGGGGTCTTAAAAGTATACAAGATACCTAAGAATATTAAGACCGAAACCAACGCAACTTCGATGTCCTGACTGGCGGTGAGCGCAATCATCATGAGGGAGACGAAACGGAACGTCTGACTGTCAAATAATTTTTGGACGTTCTTGGGAATGGTGATCGCGTTACCGGAGAAAAGACCTTGGTAAAGCACCAACAGAGTGAAAACCAACGGGATTCTGAGACCACGTTCAAGCGGCTTGGACACTGGACCGAGGAAGTTCTTGGGGATAATCATTTTACTATGTGGAAATATTTTATTTTAAATAAAAACCTATTCATACTATAGGTATGGTTATACAATCGGGTAGTTTGAAAATTCCCTCCCTGCCAGTTTTACCACGAAAACCGTCAAAACAGAAAATAAAGACCTGGAAATTTGCCGGTAGATACTTGTGGAAATCTAAAACAGTTAAAGATCAGGGAGAACTGGGTAGATGGACGTGTAATGAGCTTATTAAGCTGGGACCCACATTTGTAAAATTGGGTCAGATTGCTAGTTCCCGTGGTGATTTATTTCAACCGGAATTTACACGGGAATTAGAATCCTTACAGGACGCAGTTCCGGCCATGCCGGTAGAAGGATTGGTAGATATGAGCGATTTTGAAGATTTTGATTTAAAACCATATAAATCGGCGAGTATAGGTCAAGTACACAAAGCCACGTTAAAAAACGGAAAAGATGTAGTTGTTAAGATTAAAAGACCTAACATATACGAAATACTCAAAACGGATACAGATAATGTATTAGAAATTGTTAGGTTTTTGGAGTGGGTCGGCATAGATACCGGAACGGGTACTGGCATTGCTTTAGAAGAGTCTGTAAATTATTTATTAGGAGAGGCGGATTATATACAAGAGATAGATAACGCTATAACATTTAGAAATGGGATGAAAGGTGTATCTTGGATTAAAGTTCCCAGAGTGTATAAAAAGTTGTCAAACCAAGATAGAATTGTAATGGAGTATGTAGAATCAACTAAAGTAACTGAACTGACGAATACGAAGATCAATAAAAAGAAGGTATGTGAAGCCATAATAAATTCATACCTGATTCAAACCATGGATAAGGGATTCTTTCATGGGGATCCGCATCCCGGAAATTTGGGTATTTCCGAGAAGACCGGGAAGCTAGTCTTTTACGATTTTGGTCTCCTGATATACATATCCGAGAGACTTCGCGAGGGTTTTACGAATATACTTGTACATATAATAAATAAGGATACCACAGCCATAGTAAATGAATTAGTCGAGATGGGTGTAATCGTCCCCACATCTTCTGAATTATCAGATATTGCGTCGTTTTTCCGTTCTATACTAAATTATCTCGAAACTTTGGATGGTGGCGTGATCGTAAATGATGATTTTGCCTCTCAACTAGCGGAAGAAAAGCCATTTACTGTTCCATCTAGTTTTATATACTTAGCTAAAAGTTTTGGTATAATAGAAGGTATATGTAAAGAATTGGATCCCGATTTCAATTATTTTACGTATCTTGAACCTATGATACAGTCAGAAATAGAGGATGCGTTATCTCTAGGTGAAATGATTACATCTACCACAGAAATGCCAAGCAGAGTGAGAGATATAAGTACGGCCGTGTTAGGATTAGAAAAATCTCGAGCACAGATGAAGCGCATGATGAATAAAACGGGCAGAGAGGTTAGATTTGCGCAATATAGTATATTAGTGTCTATTCTTGCCGCACAAACTGAACACACCCTACTGACGATCTTGTGCGTGGCCACGTCTATATGGCTTACTATGTCGTCACAAAAGTGATATTATTTTTACATATTGGAAAACAACATGGGAAAATAATGACGGTTTAATTTACTTTTCAAAGACATCTATGGTTTCAACAGCCTTAGATTTCTTTGTTTTCGGTTTAGATTTAGATTTTTCGGTTTGGAAGAATTTTTTGTGGTCGTCAAATATTTGTCTAGACCGACGTTGTTCTTCCCGTGCGACTTCTCGCATTTTCTCTTGGATATTGGTGATATCCGTTTGTTTTTTCATTTTTTGACCAAACTTCTTGAATCTATTTTGAGTAGAGCCCAAAGTCCCACTCGCTGACGACGCAACAATCGATAACATTTTGTAGGTTAACTTGTGACAACATTATTTTTCTCGTCATGTTTTTTCGCATTCACCTTCTGTCGTCAGCTTTTCAAATAGGTTTAATTTTTTTAGCTTTTCTTCAAATTCCCGTCTTTCGCCGGGTGACGTCAGTGTCCCGCCATTTCGGATAGCTTCTATCTCGGGGCCGGTGAGCTGGATCGCATTGATTCTGAAATCCATAAACGCTTCCATCGTTATGGGTACAAGGTCTTTCACTAGGTCATAAATAGCATTGGCATATTCACGAATCTCCTGCTGCGCACCCGGTTCCATCCTGAGATGAAGATAATGTAATAAATTGTGAAGATTGATTTTCCAATAGAATTCGGTATATGTAGATTGGGGTAAGTTTCCTCTAGATTGTTCCCTACAACATCCGGATTCTAGAAGTTCTTCATATACGTCAAATGAATTTCCCAAATGTTTATTCATTTTTTGGGTGAGTTCTTCCGGTACATCAACCTCTCCTTCCGATCCCTGTCTATTTACTACCGATTGCGCTCTCATAACGTCCGGTTCGTAGTAGTCCCGAGGAACAACGGAGTACCGCGCAGATAATTCATTTATACTGGCAGTTCTGTGTCGCATGTGTTGTCGTGCGATGTAGATCGGCATTTTGATATGAAATTTGAAATCGACCATCTCGAAGGGGGTTGTGTGCCAGTGTCTAAGGAGATATCGAATAAGTCCTCGGTTTCCTCGAGATGTCTTTGTTCCATCTCCATAAGAGACGCGTGCCGCTTGAACGATCGAGGTATCCAAATCTTCCCGAGGCATGTGGTCAACGAGGCGTACAAATCCCCAATCCAAGACTTTTCTGAAGTTGTCATCGTCTTGCATATTTCTTCTATATTTTTTACATGACTTAAATCTTTAATGCTGTATAAAGATTTCATACCCGTTTGTATTAATAATGTCGGAAACTTGGATCACTCGTCCAGGTTTCGTGCGAGCATATCGTAGATCTTCGTGGAATAATGGGAGGTTCAAACATCCACGAACAAAACGGATTCCCAAATATAAGATCACGATAGAATCACCCGAGGGTATTGAATCGTTTGATATTGACGGCGGGGCGCCGATCCTAGATAATCTAGAGGATCAGGGGTTCAATGTTCCGTATTTGTGTAGAGTTGGTATGTGTGGAACATGTGTATCAAAAATGGAACAGGGGAGAATTGAACAGAGAACGTCGGGTATTTTGAGCAAATCGGAGCGTCTCGAGGGTTACATGCTTCCGTGTATTTCTCACGCAATCGGTGATTGCTGGATTAAGACACACGATGTCGGCAAATTTTCATTTAATAGTGGTGAATACGATTTCATCACATATCCCTCTCCTCCGGATGATTCAGATTCTTATTAAGATTTTATTCCATGTCCCGTTTTAGTTCATCTATATTTTTATAATATCTATGCAGATCTTTCATAAATCTTTTATTTTTTTCTAGTACCTCTACATCCAATTTATTTTTTAGTATGTAAGCTAAATTTGATTTAGAATATTTGGAATTCTTTTGATTTTCGTTTGGTTTTCTCGGGATAACTTTTGTTACTTTTTTCTTCTTCGACGTACTCGTAGGTTCGACTCTATTTACAAAACTCAATGCTTGCATGATCGTGTCGGCCAAATCATCCTTTTTCTTTGAATTATCAAAAATTTCTACCCAGTGTTTATTTACGTCATCTCGCGTTATAAAAGCCCGACATCGTTCGATCGATACTTTCTTGCGTCGAAGATATTGAGACCTACCCGGACCGGCAACGTCTGGTATTTTATGACGAGCATCGTATATTATAGTCTCGGCGGTAGGATGTTTAATGATGAAATATGCGTGTAAAAAATGCATAACCGAGACCATCTTCTTATTCCGATCCGGCTGTTTTTCTATTAGTACTATTTTGGGTTCGAGAACCCATGGTCTTTCGTCTAGATGTTTTCTTAAAGAAACATAGACACCATCTGAATGTTGTGGTGGGATACCGGATACGTCCCATTTAACAATTAAGTTTGATGTTTCATTAAGCATACACATAGCTAAATTTCTAATCCCGACATCAATGGAGAGAATCATTACATAAATATGTCTTTATCTCTTTAATATACGGCGGGAGGGGGTGCGCGAGGTCGGCCTTTAGGCATGAACTTCATAACGACACTCAATATAATGAGGACGAGTATGATCATGAATGGCATTTTAATTTTTTTCCATATGGGCCCGAGTATTTTACCCGCGACATTCATACCGGATTTTGCGACTCTACCCGCGACATTTGTCGCCTTATTGACTACACTTTTCGCCGCATTTCCGACCGTACCGAGATCAAGTTTCGTGATTTCTTCACATTTCGATATACAATGGGATTCACACCTACCTCCACCGATATCCTTGGAACACACGGGCTGGTCGGCGACCGCACCGGCCGCCTTCACTTCTTCGAGTGTTTTGTATTGGAGTTCTGTCGATTTTATCTTCTTTTGGTCAAAGGCGTCCCAGTTTTTGGGGAGGCATATACTCGCACACTCCTTGACCTTTTTATCTCTCTCTTTGTATTTCTTATCTAAGAACAAAGCGCCCCCGCCTATAGCCCCCGCGAGTGCTGCGTATTTGAGAAGTTTTTTGTTCCTTCTGGCAAATTTGGCACCTTTCTTGGCACCTTTCTTGGCGAGCTTGGCACCTTTCTTGGTGAGCTTGGCACCTTTCTTGGCACCTTTCTTGGCGAGCTTGGCACCTTTCTTGGCACCTTTCTTGGCGAGTCTTGCGGCCTTGCGTGCGGCTATCCTCGCCTTTCGCATTTTTCGTAACCTCTTGAGTTTCTTTAGTCTATCCGCCGAACCCGCTGATCTCTTGAATTTTCTGCCGGCACCCCCCACCTTGCGAAACTTTTTACCGAATTTCCCCACCTTTTTAAATTTCCCAGCAAATTTTGCACTCATTTTAAATTTTTTGCCGGCAAGTGCGAGCTTTCTACCCGCGCTTCCAAGTTTTCGAACTTTTCTACCCGCACTTCCCATCCTTCTCATCGCACGAGCCGCTCCCCTGTAGTGTTCGACCTGGTAATCTTCGGTACCATACGGCCGGTAATATTCTGTTCCGTCATTATATTCCTCGATACCCGAGTATATGTCGGTCATATTATAATAGCCTGAGATTTTATTAATTGACCGGTATTAAATTATCTTCCCAATCCCAGAATGTATATTCTCCCACTGGGATGGTGTGATCGGATGTGATGAGGCATGTCAATTCATCATCGATTTCATCGGTCTTTGTGGCTTTCTGGAAATCTTTGACCTCGCAATATTTGTTTTTATTCTTGATATAGTGAGATCCCGTAACACGTATCTTCTCTTGTAGATCTTCACTATAGATCTCATAATAAGGATCTGCCTTTCTTCCTCGGATTTTCATGGTCGCCGTGACGACGGCGCCATTACTCAACACGTCATCCAATTTGATATCTTTCATCTTAACGACGGTACCATTCTTGAGTTTGATTGGAGTATCTGGAGAAAAGCAGAAAAAATTACGGATTGATCTTCCCACACTCCTCGCTGCACGCGCTACCGCATTTGCTGCTTTTTTCGCCGCATTTGCTGCTTTTTTCGCCGCATTTGCCGCCGCCTTCGCCGCTTTTTTGGCACCCTCTGCCGCTTTTTTGGCCGCTCTCTGTGCTCCTCTCGCCGCTTTCTTCGCCGCATTCGCCGCCGCATTCGCCGCCGCATTCGCCGCCGCTTTCGCTGCCCTCGCCGCCCCCCTTGCGGCTTTCGCCGCTGCTTTTTGCGCGTTTCTAGCTGCCGCTTTTGCCGCCCGGGACGCCAAGCGCGCCGCCGCCTTCGCCGCTTTTTGGGCCCCCTCCGCCGCTTTTCTGGCCGCTTTACTTGCCGCTTTAGCCGCGACCTTTGCGCCCGCCGCTGCGGCCTTCGCCGCTTGTTTGGCCGCCTTTGCTGCCGCTTTTACTGCTTTTTTGGCGTATTTAGCTGGTGGAAGACCTAAACCGAACGGATCGAGCACTTGATCCAACGCGGCGTTCAACATCTTTTTCGGATTTCCCGATAACATGTCCTTTGCGCGATTTTTTAATTTGTTTGACGCCTTGATAGCACCGCGGGTCACGGTTGTACCTAAAATCATTTCGGCAATTTTTTGTCCCTTACGTAATTTACAGTCCGTGAGTCTCCCCCCGACGTGTTTCAATCCCATTTTACTACACCACGAATTGGTGTATATACAAGTACCCGTATCGTGATTGAAGCGAACACCATGGTTATATGGATGTACTCTCTGTCCCGTTTTACTCGATTTTCTCGATTTTTCACAATTCGCGACCAATTGTCCGTAGTATCCACCAAGCATTACTTTTTGGGGAAGTTCTCGGTCGATCATGACGGGCTTTTTGGCAAATTCTTTAGGATTGGCGCGTCTGAGCGCGGCCTGGTTCGTTTCTCTGTAATGTTTTGTATATATGGCCACCATGGGCTGATTGTAGTCTTTTGGTAATTCTTTTGGTTTAAGAGCGTCAAAGTACTGGAAGAATTCATTACGTTTAGAATCGTTCCATTTTTTCATACCGACCTCTGATAACGAGACACCGACCGTCCCGGGTTTAGACATACTGGGGTACATTTGTATTTCGTTTGCCCTAGATCCCAGAGCCGCTTTCATTTTGTCGAAGATGAATTGATCCCGTTTCTTATATTTTGCCTTTGAGACGGAATCATAAACTTTGCCGAATACGTCTCCTGCTTCTTTTGGCATTTCAAAATCCTTACCCGGAATTGGTTCTCCTTTTTCATCGAGTGTTGCTGCGAATGCGTTACCCACCGCTTCAAAGGCGACTTGACGTTTTTTGGATTCTGCTACCGATTCGCCCGGTAATTGACCATCCAGACCCATGGCATCCATCACGTCTTCCATGAAGTGTTCTACCATCATGCCATTAACCTGTCCATATTCTTTGGGGAAAGCCTCCCCGACGGGGAATAATTGTGGATAATCCATACCCGCTTCGCGCATACCCTTCTCAACCATATATTCGATACTGTCACGCGTCGCCGTGTTTGTCGTGTTATGTGTGAATGAAGCATAACCACCGAGATCCATGATATCGACCGCCATACTCAACATATCAAATAACATCATCGCCGCACCGACCGGACCCGCTGATCCATACGCGGCCCATTTTGCCGCCGATGCCGCCAACTTAACCCCCACCTTTGCTACGATCTTTATAGCCATTTTCGCCAATATCTTCGCTCCGAATTTCCCGACTAACTTCAATACCATCTTCCCACCTCTCTTTAATAAAGCTTTTGCCACGACCGTTGTCAGTTCTTCTTTTATTAATTGTTTTCCCATATCCATCATCATTTTTCGTTGTGCCTTTTTTCTGTCTGCCGCACTCTCCACGGGATCACAACATCCCGCATCATTTACTTCCCATCCCGGAAGACATTTGCCATTTACTGCTTTCTTGTACATACATTTCTTTTTGTCTTTGGTTTGTTTTTTCGCATTTTCTAATTGGGTGCGTAATTTAGCCGCTTTTGCTTTAGCTTTTGCCTTTTCTTCGCCTTCAGCTCTTCTTGCTTCTTCTTCGGCTTTCTTTGCTTCGGCCGCGATTCTAGCTTCTTCTGCTTCCATCGCTTTTAATTCCGCGGCTGCCTTCTTTTCTTCTGCTTCTATTTCCAATCGTAACTTCTTTTCTTCTTCGGTTTCTTCTTCTTCGTCGTCTATCTCCTCCTCCTCTTTAGAAGCTGTTTCGGCTTTGATGGCTTTTATTACTTCGTCTGGATCGAGTCCCACTTTTTTACTTTCTTCTTTGAGTTCATTTTGAGATTTATCCATCCGCTGCTTGAGTTCAGAGATAACTCCTTCTGGGGTCGAAGGGTCCGGGGCACCCAACGTTTTCTTGTATACCAAAAAGGCCACGAGAAATAAAAATAGTATCAATACCAATGGTACTATCATTTAATTAAAGACAACAATTTATTTTATTTCAATGTGGTGCTGGCACTGTGTCCATCCAATCGAAGGTGAGTCATTACAACTGCCATACAATTATGACTCAAAGCGGTCTAAGTTCAAATTGACTGGGCACTTTTGTTCATGGAACTGCATGAAATCATACGCGATAGATAAGTATGGCGATACGAGGGGTAGTAGAATATGTAGTAATATAGTGGTAATGAGAAAGAAGTTATTCAATGAGATAGGACCAGTGAAATGTGCACCTTACAGACACAGACTAAACGTATTCGGTGGAGACATGACGATAGAACAATTTAGGGAAAATTCCATAAAAAATCCTGAGACGAGAAATGAAATAGACGCCGAACCCATGCCCGAATTACAGATACCAATCATAAAGAACGCACAGAAGATGGCTGAAATTAGGAATTCGAAAAGTGGCAATACGGATGAACTGAGACTCAAGAGGAGTAAACCTATGAAACGGGACCAAAATAATTTAGAATCGGCATTAGGATTGATAATTAAAAAATGATAATTTGTTGTATTATTTAAATCATTCGTATTAAGGATACCCTTTACTCTTAATATGTATGATGCTGTTTATAGTAATAAACGTTTATGCTATTCGTTCTTCCATTGGAAGCTCGCCCGGCGTTCCAAATTGGAAATTGATCGATTTGGATTGTTCTATTTCTTTATAGTCTCTCTTATCACCAAGATCGATTATACCACCCTCATTAACGAGGGGGTCTAGGAAAAGGTATCTATTGGTTTTTCCGATACGGAGAGAATAATATCCCTTGTGTCCGGTGATACTATTGACAATTCTGAATAGATGTTCCGTGGGATAATTTCCTTCAACTTTTATAAAATCCCCAGTTTCCTTGTCTATGGGCCTAGTGAACATATATCTCTCTTTCATTATCTCAAGTCTGAACGTTTCGTTTAGTTCATCATCGTCAGTTTTAGCGGATATACTTCCATAGAGCGAAACGAACCCATCCTTTTCTTTCTTTATCTTATACGGACGACCCTGTCCTGCTAGGTACGTATACATGATGACTTCACCATCCTCGTCGGCGAGTTTCAATATTTCGTCGACATTCGCATCCTGGACTGTGTATCTTTCAAATGGATGACGGACTGTCAGGTAGTAAGTCACGAGTAAAACCAAAAAGGCGACGAGACTAATGATTCTTTCCTGTGCTTTCATTTTATATAAGGGTATATTTTAAAACATGGTATTTTTGTTCAACAACGTGATGACGGCACGTTCGCTATATGAGTAAAATGTAAGTGAGATGCCCAATTCTCTTAAAGATTTACGCATCGGTTTAATGATTTCTTTCCATTGTTCTATGGTAGATACATACCTTCTCGTACCACCACTATTCATTATTTTATTAGTTAAATTTCTATTATTCATTGTATTTTTAAAGACCTGAGCCACTTTATTCAAGTTTGGTAAAGTCTTCATAGGTAGGCTCACACTTTCCATAATATCTATGACATAGTATCCATTCTGGTCTGCGATGATATTTGCCTGCATGTGGGGATATCTACCCACATATGTATTTATATCGTTCATGGTAGGAAGACTAAACGTTTTGGGGGTTTCCTTACCTGCGGGATGTGTATGGTACGATATATACGAATTTAGGACGTTCTGTGGTATCGGACCCGTCTCTACTAACGATATTCCAACCACACGAGTCGGGGAACTGAAACGTACCCCATGAATGGTCCCATTGATATCAATTTTACCGGAAATTTCTCTTTTACGGTTGAACGAATCTTTGTATATGTTTTTTAAAGACGTAATAGTGGATTTTGGGAGTCTTATGTTAATTCTATCCTTACTCGCCGATGTAACAACACTCCCCATCCTGGTAAGATTCGTTCTTTTGTTCGTAGATTTAGATAATCCCGAACTAGCTGGTCTGGATCTCTTTGTGCGCACGGGAGTCCAATCCATGTTTTCTGGTGTTCGTGACATTCTTACTAATAGTGGAGTGAAAAAATTCACAGAACTTGATCAGGCTTGGAAGAATATCATTTTTCCACTTTTCCGTGTTCTTTTGGATTAGATAACCCTTCCTATATACATCGTGTTGTTCAACTAAACGACAAAATGATATATTTGGTACCATCTGAAGGTAGGTTTGACATTGAATTTCTTCATAGTCTCGTACCACGTTAAATAGGCCGTCCATTCTGTTTTTTATTTCCACGATGGTTTTTGAGCCGTTTTCATGTACTTGGAGTCTATCTATCCTACCGACGACCTGATATTTGGTACCCATGATCTCGCATACGTCGAGACTGTAAAATGTATCGTCCCGGATTAAATACGCACTGTCTTCGTCGGCCGTTCTCTGTTCGTTTTGTGTCCCGAAGTTCGTATATAACGTTTTTTTGATATAGTCCTTTGCGGCCACTGTGTCCGGACCACTCAATCCAGATCTTTCAAGATCATAATATGCGCCCCTTAACTTTTTTTGAACTTCGGCTGTCGTATTGGCTTTGAATCCATTTGCGTCGTTTAATATTTTCTCAGTGCTTCCCATTGATGTAAGTACCCCCACCGCAACCTGTTCTTTGGTTTGCTTTTTACAAGTTTCGGGAGAATACTTGTTCCAAAGTTCGTTAATGATTTCATCAGGTTTTCTAAATGGATGATGACCTGTTGCCCCTGCGACATCACTTACTTTTATTATAACCTTATTTATACCGATAGATTTAAGTTCCTTCGTATGATTTTTCAAAAAGGGATAACATTCACCACACGCTCTCGCATCCGCTAAAGAGTTGTGCGCATCCGTAAATTCCTTATTGAAAATTTCCATGTACAAATTGATGAGTTTGATGGGCTTCAAAAACCTGTCTTTGTACATTTTGAGGGTACATTGGAAATCTAACCGCGCGAAACGAGACACATCCAGGTCATGGCGATACATTTCCGATAACACAACATTTTCATCGAATTTGGTGTTATGGGCAACCATTGTATTTGTCTGATCACCTATGAAATCAAAGAAATCATCCAACACTTCCGGGAGAGGCCGACCATGTTCGAGGGCATGTTCTTGTGTGATTCCATGTACCCTAAAAGCTCCTCCATCTTCGCCACCAACCAGGTACCCGTTTGGTTTCACCACGGCATAAAACGAACCAAGTTCCCGTCCCTTCGAACTGAACTTTACCGCGGCGATGGAAGCCATTCTACACGTGTCAAATTTATGAAGATTTTCGCGCGTAACGCTGCCGTTTCTAATTTTGGGTAATCCGGAGGTTTCCGTATCCCAAGCGACATATTGCATTGATTGCATCTTTAATAGTCAGTGATCACTGTCTTTATTATCTATTATGGTGATCGTGAAGGATTCTATCGTGTATTCCACCGACGACAGTTTCCGGTAACAAGAAATGTAATATGTTTTGAACTGTTTCTAATAAAGAATTCATGTTTAATTTTCCGAGGACTTGTGGCTACTTAGGAGATCATTTACTGGTAACATTGTTGTTGTTATTACCCCAGTTCATAGAGGCTTGTCCGGTATTTCCGGAATGATTTTTTTGTGGGAGTGGTTTTTTATTTGAACAATTTGTAGAATTTTTAAAAGTAGAATCGCTATACATAATGACATCACCCGAATTTAAGGATAAATCTACCATAATATTAGGAGCGACATTAAATATTCGTTTCGCAAAGAAAGCTGCCAAAACGCTCGCCATTCCATCGCCTGTCGCAAAAACACGTTTGTTTTTAGGTTTTTTCTTGTTTTGGCTAGCTATTAAAATATATTGTAATCCATCTCCCAGAAACTTTCCCATTGCCGCACGCTCATTCTTTTTTGCTTCCCCCCCGGACGCTCCTAAAGTTACAATCCCATGTCTTTTTCCCGCATTTGCGGGATTTATCTTTAATCCAAAATACGATTTCGGATCCTTACTCGGGGCAGTCATTAGACCTCTCGCGGAAACCGTAAATTCTATGTTTAAGAATTTCTGTTTGTTATGTTTAATATTAATTTTATATGGGTAAACGTGGTATATACTTTTAAAATCGTAACTGTTTTTGTTTGAGTGTATATATTTTTGTAGACCTTTTATTTCTTTCGTAATTCCAATTGGGTGCATTGTACGCCCGGGATCTATTAGAACTCCGGATGTTATATAGTTTCTCATATTTTTAGATTTGGAAATGATAGTAGATAATGTCCGTGTGTCACGTCCTTCTTGATCTAAGCTAACATACATAACAGATGGTGTATTTAAACAATCGGGACCGTCTATTGCATTTTTTGATATACCGAATAATATATCGAGATTTTCTTTCAATATACGTTCATACTTTCCTTTTAAATTACTTTTAGTCTTATATATATGTTCATATACAGCTGGAACCAATGTAACAATTTTTGATATAAGAGTGTTAGTATTCTTTTTGGAAAGTTCTTTCGACTTTTCATTTCGATTTTTCGCTGCCTTAGCGTATCTAAAATTATTAGATGAATTGTACCTGTTTTTGTCGTTAGACCTGAGCGGCTTTTTAGCGGCTGTGACGGTCTTTCGATTTTTGATAAGAGTGTTTTCCATCTTTTTAATATAATCCCGAGCTTTGTTCAGATGATTTGCGGTAAAATATGTTGTACACATGGGGGATTCCAAAAATGATACGAACGACATACTTATGTATTCATCATGTACCGCATCTAACCACATTAAGAACAAAAAATTAACCATATCTTCTTCGGTTATTTCAACATCGTCGTCTTCGAAATTGGGTGTTGATTTGGTTCCTGATTTGTATCTGTTTATTAATACAAGACTTGAATGTAAACGACGCAATTTTCTTTCTGTATTTACCATTTCGTTCATAGATTTACTATTATACAGTGGTCCTGACATGTCTTCAAATATACTATAAAGTATAGCCCAAGCATATGCAGATCGACTAGAGGAAACTTTTTTCGCTTCCGACTCGCCAATACCATGTTTTTCCATTAATGTCCGAACTTCCTTTTTAATATCCGGGTTCTTGGACATTTCGATAATCTTTGACTTGGCTTGTTCATATGAAAGAGCCTGAACCTTATTTTTTGTTTTTTTATTAGCATTGACCTTAGTGGCATTGGCCTTGGCATTGGCATTGTTCCTCCCTTTTGCCTCTAAGGCAGCCGCATTGGCCTTGGCATTGGCATTGGCATTGGCTTTGGCATTGGCCCTGGCCCTGGCATTGGCATTGGCATTAGTGACACGGACAGTCTGAGGTTGTTGTCTTTTAGGCTTCTTTGCTGGTATGGGTGTCGGTTCGTATCTATTGGGTTTTCTTCGTTTTCGTGGAGTTAGCACTCTATTATTCGTCGCTACCGGTGTGGTTTTTTTTATTGTTTTTAGGGTATTTTGAGCCTTTTGGATCGTTTTTCGAATATTAAGTAACGACTTCTTGTTATTTTCAATTTGCTTTTTGCTGTTTTTAATTATACGAGTGGCATTGTTTTTGTTGTTCGCTGTCGCCGGACGGACATTTGGACTGGGTCGGGGTCCAGCGGTGTTTGGTGCGCGTTTAGTCGCCGGCCGGACATTCCTGACAGAGGGTAATTGTTGCTTTATGCGTTTTACCCGGTTCTTCAAATTTTCCACGCGTGGTGTGTATGGTCCCAGGTTGCGTTTAGTCGCTGTTAATGGGCGCAGCTTTGAAGTTATGTTTTGATTATTGTTACTATTTGCCGCTGATGATGCGTTTGAATTATTTTGGAAATTTAAGGTGGTTACAGAATCAACGGGGAGGTTTTTTGGTCTAAGATTTTTATTTCTTACGGCACTCATGACCTTCTTATATTTCCCTGATATTTTATATTGTACCTGAAAAATACCATTTTCAATCCTTTAAATCGAGAAGTGCCTTCGATCGCCACGCGATCACTGTATTCACACTCACACCCAAATCCTTAGAAATATCCTTCAGTGTGAGATGCTTACCGTAATAGTTTTCGAGAATGTATCGACTGACATCATCTAGATCGTCCAAAAGAATGTCGGGCTCTTTGTCGTAATATTCGGGAACATTGTAATAATTAAGTTCCTCGTACACCGGCGTTCGTTCTAGAGAATTGCGACATTTCCAGTAAATCCACGGATATGCGTATGTAGTGAATTTGAAACCCCTTTCCGGTTCAAACTTTTGAGCCGCCCGGACGAGCGCATGTAATCCTACGCTATTTAAATCCTTCTTCGTACGGATACCGCGTTTTCGTGGGTGAGCTTTATAATATACGTCATTTGAAACTTTATAAGCAAGTCTGATATGATTGGCTATCAATTCCTTCTTATAAAGGTTCATCTCCTTATTTTTACATTCTATACTTTATATTTCGTTATGCGAGATCTATGCTCTTATTGGGTTGCATTTCTACATTCATGAGGTCATACACCCATTCACCTTCAACGATTTCGTCTTCCATTAATTTATCCTTAAGTCTTTCCAATTTGAGTCTATTATCTCTCAAACTGGATAACACGGATTCATAACAGTCCTTGACGATCCCTTCTATTTCCAAGTCAATTTGTCTGGCCGCACTCGGGGACATGTTATTGTAGTCGTAACGATGGGTACCGAGACCGTACGTCGTGACCATTTCACGGACTATACGATATACCTGTGAGAAGTCACTGGATGCTCCGGTTGTTACGTTATCTTGTCCGTAAATAACCTCTTCGGCACCTCTTCCTCCCAACAAGACCTTAATTTGAGAAATGAGATATTTCCTCGAATAGAGTGCGACGTCCGCGTTTTCTTCGAGAGGTTGGAAAAATGTAATTCCACCGGCATCTCCTCTCGGGATGATGCTGACCTTTCTCACTTGGTCGTATTCAGGAACCAATACACCGATTATGGCGTGACCGGCTTCGTGATAGGCAACGAGTTCCTTTTTAGCGACAGAAAACTTAGAATCACCCTTGGATCCCACGATGATTCTTTGATAAACATCTTCGATTACTTCATTCGTGATGATACCTTCACTCTCTTCGACGGCTTTGATGGCACATTCATTCATTAGATTTGCCAAATCCGCACCACTGAATCCCGTTGTTTGTTTAGCGACTTCATGTAATTCAACGGTTTCATTGAGAGTTTTATCTCTGGTATGCACACCAAGAATCTTTTCCCGACCTTTCAAGCTCGGGAGACTCACTTGTATTTTCCGATCGAAACGTCCCGGACGCAAGAGGGCTTCATCTAGAACGTCAATTCTATTGGTTGCGCCGATAACAACAATTTGAGAGTCGTTAGAGAAACCGTCCATTTCCGTGAGTAATTGATTGATGGTTTGTTCTCGTTCATCGTTTGATGCGAAACCTCCGCTACTTCTGGATTTACCGATAGCGTCGATTTCGTCGATGAAAACGATACACGGTTGTAATTTTCGTGCGGTGGCGAATAATTCACGCACCCTCTTTGCGCCGACACCGACAAACATTTCCACAAAACTGGACGCCGAACACTGAATAAACGGAACACTGGATTCGCCGGCGATTGCTCTCGCCAATAAGGTTTTACCAGTACCCGGTTTTCCGGTTAAAAGGGCGCCCCGGGGAATACGGGCTCCGGATCCGATATACTTTTCGGGTTCCCGGAGAAACGATACGAGTTCCTCTAATTCGCGTTTAGCGTTATCGATACCTTCGACGTCATCGAAACGGGTTTCGACTTGGGAATCGGTGTCAAATTTCATTGTATTTTCAAACGGATTTGGCATACCTCCCGCTCCACCACCCCCGGATAATAAACCTCTTATGACGGCAAATATCAAGAGTAGGATAAAAAACATAGTGAGCGAATCCGACGCAGTCGCTTCCGTTTTTGTATCGACGGCGATGTTTGATTCGCTATTCATCAATATTTTCCACAATTCTTGATTCGGGGCTATTCGCGTATCCCCATAATTTCCTTCACTATCGAAGAACTTTGCCGTGCCTGCGTTCGGATTTATAACAACTTCGGGTATTTCTCCATTTTTAACACCACTGATGAATTCACTGTAGGTTCGCGGAGAATACTGCTTTTTGGTATCCTGTTGTTTTCCAATTTTTACATCCGGGGCACTGACTGGTAATCCCGCTATCGTTATCGGTGCGTACATAGTATATTATATTACACATAGATCTTTTAAACTACTTTATATCGTGCGAACGGCATTTTTTCTATTTTGTAATATTCCCTATATGCCTCTACTACTGATACATTATGGTAACATTCGGGCATACACTCCGGTATTCCCTCTTTTGAATAAAACGCCTTTTCACTTTTTCTTGGTTTAAAATACGAGGGATGGTGTTCGTATAACCACATTAGATGTTTTGCGCACGTATGAACTTTATTGTATCGTCTCGTGTATTCAAGAGACAAAGCGATACCAATTTTACACGCATACATGTAATTATCGATCGATGATGTGATCCACATCGTCATTGGGTGATTTACATGACACATTTTGTATCCTCGTCTCGTTCCGTTTTTGGTATATGGTGCGTGTTCTTCAACGTATTTTGAATCATTTGACAAATGCCACGCGGTGTATAGCATTTGACAAATTTCTAGTTGGATTTTTACGACATGTTGGTCACAGGAGAGACGGGCAATTTCCGATGGATCGAGCGACAGGAAAAAGATATTCATGACTGAATTTACACAGGATTGCGGGAGACTTAGGAAATAAAAAGAACGTCTTATTATATATGCTTCTTGCTATAACAGTTTGCTTGTTAGGTGTCATGATAGGCTCCGTTGTGTATATAATGTGTAACGGGGTAGGAGGGAAGAATTAGTTATCACAGATCCCGTGTTCTTTTACATATTTCATACATTTCCATTTTAAATCGTACTCGGGATCATTTACCGGTAACAGAGCTTGGAATCCCAAGTCTATCACCATAACTAGGAAATACATGGAGACATACAGACCCAAATACTCACAAAACGTTTTCATCATGTTTTTGTATGATGAAATCGATGATTTCGTAACACTTAGGCGCGCATTTTATAAAATGTAATACTTTTTAGACACCGACGGCGTGTGACCTATGGTATTCGCAGTAGCATCTACGGCCATTTTCTCATCGCCGTTATATTTCTTCAAATGCTTATCGAAGAGTTGCATACTCCCGGCAGTTCGTATATCTTTGATTTGTAGCGTATCATTCTTCATGATCTTTCGTAGTAAATCCCTGACTTTCGTGTGTGATGAATTCCCTGATAATAGGGGTTTGTTTTGTTTGGATATGGCCGAGTGTAATATCTTATCTTTCACTTCATACACGCGCCGTTGTCCGCTTTTAGCTGGGAAATCAAAGGTCATCGTTTCACCGTCGCGACTCAGTTTAACGTGCTTACGTTGAAGAGACATCGCCCCTAACGCGTCTTCGTTATTTCTCGAACCGGAACGAAGATATGCCGTCACTATCATTCTGAGTGTGAGTGCGTCGTCCCACGTCGGAAGACGTCTATCGGCTAATATCCTCGACGTGACACTCTTTATCTTTGCGAAATCTACGGTCGATGCCCTCGCCTTTCGTATTTTTCTTTGTTGATCTAAAAACTTGTCGTGGTAATAATAATGCCTTTTCCCCGTAGCGTCTATGGCGGTAGCTTGGAGTTTTGCGTTTGCTGGATACACCATGACATTTGTATAGACTGGTGGTATGGCTAATTTCCGACACCTTTCCTGTTCTGGTTGAGATACAGGTTTAGTACCTTTATAAAATACACCACGCCTTCGTGTAATCATATAAATTTAGCTAGTATTAAAATTTTTACATGTGGGATACACATCTAAAAATCCAATGCTCCTAATGGGTTTCGAACCCATGACCTCGGCGTGCCTTTATGATTTTTACACCATTCTTGTATATCTAAGATATAAGCACCGCGCTCTAACCAACTGAGCTATAGGAGCCTGGTATCTGATACGGGGCTCGAACCCGTGGCCACACGCTTAAAAGGCGTGCGCTCTACCAACTGAGCTAACCAGACGTTATAGCTTTGATTGTATTTTTGTCGCAATGATAGACCATGTGTCTTCACCTACATCGACGTATGCGACTATACTTTTTGGTTGTATTTCTGGGTCTATGTATATTTCTATATCCTCTCCTTTATGTTTCTTTTCGTGTGTATCATCCTTACACACATGAAACACAGAAACCTTATTTCCCGTTTTCCGTGTTCGGTGCATGATATATTATATGGTTTTGTTTTTAATATAATCGGGGTAATATGCCATCGGTGAATACGCACCTTGCGCAAATACGAGCGCGGTTGTGCCGCCGACGACCACGAGTGTCATGATCCATCCCGCCACAGTTTTAGCGAGAATTTTCTTATTTACCCCACCCGTTCCTTCCAATAGTGCCACGCCCGTGGTGGCACCAACCTGACAATGCGTAGTCGATAGAGGCCACCCGAGGCGACTACCCAAAATAACGATACACGCACTTCCCAATTCAATACACACACCTCTACTCGGAGTAATTTTACTTAATTTCGTACCGAGTGCGTGGAGGATTTTATAACCATACGTGGCGAGACCGAGCACAATTCCGAATGCTCCCATGGATAAGATCCAATAGGCGTCATTTCCGAGATCATTCTTTTTAGACGAGACTTCACCCGACTTATAGATTGCCCATATTGTACCGAATGGTGCGATTGAATTTGCTACGTCATTGGCCCCGTGGGCAAATGCGTCACAACACGCCGTTAATACTTGCATATATCTCATGGATATTTCCGTTTTTTCGTCGAATACTTCTGCGTTATTATGAATATGCTGAATATCTTCGTCTTGATTTACAATATCCGCACTTTGAACGTTTAATGAATATTTGAGATAATGTATGATTCTTTTGTACCATCTCATTTTTGAGTATTCAATGATAGGTTCGATTTCTGTAATTTCACTGGTGTTTCCGAGATCATGAATTTTTAGACTGTCGTTATATATTTGTTCCGATTTACGCATTATATAAGGTGTGGCAAAGTAGGATAATATTCCAACTCCACCACCAGAACCAAATGCGATAACGAGCGCTTTCCATAAAACTATATCATCAAGTTTTAAGAATTTTGCGCCCTTGTAAATGATAAAAAATATATTAATACACACCGCCATTCCGAATATAATGGGGAATGCCCACTTGACTCTTTTGAACGAATCGTCACGACGGAGGACTGTCGCACGCATTATATAGAACATAAGCGAGGCAAATACAGCGGAGAATACGGGTGATAATACCCATGAGATGACAATAGCAGAAACGCCACCGACGAATGGAAAGTCATCCGAGGGCGCACTCCATTTCACACAACTGGAACCTCGTGCGGCCATTGTCATGCCTATCATTCCCCCGACACAGCTGTGAGTCGTACTCACGGGCATTTCGAGACTGGATGCCAGCACTAACCAGACAGATACGGCAAAGAGAACGCACTGACAACCATACATGAGTATGGCCGGGTCATGTTGGAAACATGCGTAATCGGCAATTCCCTTTCTCACGGTATCGGTGACATGACTTCCCATCAAAAGGGCACCCGAAAATTCAAAAATCGCGGCGAGCCCGACGGCTTGTTTAATGCTCAGTGACTTCGACCCAACCGAAGTTGCGAAAGCATTGGCGACATCATTCGCACCAATACCATACGAGGCAGTTAAAGCCAAAACAGCACCGAACCCAACTATCCATTCATAGTAACTTAGATCCATTACAGATATTATATATATTGAAATTCTATTCCATAAGTTTATTCACCATCGGAGTAGTATTCTTCCTCCTGGTTTTCAGTGTCATCGATATCATCTTCATCGACTTCCATGTCCATTCCTTCGTCCTCATTTACGTCATCATCCTTTGGTAAATTTTCTTCCAAATTATCTGTTTCTTCCATAAGGATGTCGTCTTCATTTTTGGTTTCTTTTTCTTTTTCCTTTTTCTCTTTTTTCTTTTTTGTTTTTGCGGCACCCAATCCCTCAAATATCGCTTCCATTTTGCTGGCAACTTTCTTACCGTGCTCAATTCTTTTTTCGTGCTTGGTGACCATGTTGCTAATGAATTTTTCCGACATACCTATATTTTTACACACTTGTACCCAAGTTTTAATGGGTTGTGGTTTTTGAGTTGAGTTGAGCTTTTGGACAGTTTCCATGAGGGATGTATCTAATTTTATACGTACTATACCACTTTTCAAATATTTTGGGACAACCCGTATGATGTCGGGATCACCCTGGATAATTTCCGGTGTCTCAAATTTTTTTATTGTAACGGTACTGTCCGGGATGTTCGGATATACCGGATCCAAACCAGCTGCCACGTGTGACTTGTTAAGTAAATTCAAATATACA